AGATTTATTATTTTATCATCAAGATTTACCTGCTGGAACTGTTATATCTCCAACTGAAAATGCTAATAAATTTTATTCTGATATTGTACCTCCCATATTTATTCATGATGAATATGAACCAAAAATTACTCATGAATTTATGAAAAGACAAAAACAATTAAAAAAACGTTTTATGACTGGTGAAAAAGATATTGATTGCAGAGCATTTCTAATTATGGACGACTGTCTATATGATAATGATTGGAAGAAGGATAAAATAATTAGAGAGATCTTTATGAATGGGAGACATTTTTCTATCTTCTTTTTGCTCTTAATGCAATACGCAATTGGAATTCCTCCAAATTTACGATCAAACATTGATTGGGTGTTTCTTTTGCGAGAAAATAATTACCAAAATCGAAAAAAGTTATATGAAAATTATGCAGGAATGTTTCATACATTTGAAATGTTTTGTCAAACAATGGACTCTTGCACAGAAGATTTTGGATGTTTAGTTATACATAATGGTTCTAAAAGTAATAAACTGGAAGATCAAGTATATTGGTATAAAGCAGATAATCATACAGATTTTAGAGTTTGTTGTCCAGAAGCATGGCAATTTAGTGATGAAAATTTTAATCCGGATGAAGAAGATGCTGAACAAGATTTAAGTGAATTATTTAAAAAGAAAAATAAAGTTAGTATTAAAATTAAAAAAATATAAATTAAAATGTATATTCTAATTGATAAATTTATTTAAAGATATATATTTATTACATATTATTATGAAACATATAATAAATATTATAGAAAAATATAACTTGATTTTATTTATAAAAACAAAATCAAGTTAAAGATATTAAGAGTATTAATAATAAAATGGAAACATTAGATATTATTGATCTAATTGAACAAAACCATCAGATATATAATAACAAATTATTAACTAAAATAAAAGAAAATTTTAGTGAAATAGAACAACAATTATTTATAACTTCATTTTATTGTTATCTAAATTATTATCCATGTAATAGATTTAGATAATATATAGAATGGTTAGATTTTAATAAAAAAGTAAAGGCAAAAAAATTTTATATTAAATATTGACCATAAAAAAATGCTTTTCCAGCTGGGAAAGCAAGATTAGAATTAAGATAAAAAGATTTATAGTATTATTGTGTAGTATACTTCCAATAACACATAGGAATTCTAAATTATTTTAATAGATTAAAAATATTAATAAAATATATTTATCAATAGTTTTATTATTCTCTACTATGTATTTTAAACATACATAGTATTTTAATAAAAAAATATAAATTAAAATGTATATTCTAATTGATAAATTTATTTAAAGATAGATATTTATTACATGTTATTATGAAATATATAATAAATATTATAAAAAAATATTTTTTAAAGAATTACCAAAACTAATTTTTAATAAAAGTTGATTTTGTTTTTAAAAACAAAATCAACTTAAAGATATAAAGAGTATTAATAATAAGTAGAAGAAAAATAAAATGGAGACATTAGATATTATTGATTTAATTGAAAAAAACCCAATAACAAAATTATCAGATACATATAATAACAAATTATTAACTAAAATAAAAGAAAATTTTAATGAAATAGAACAACAATTATTTATAACTTCATTCTATTGTTATTTAAATTATCATCCATGTAATGACTTTATAATAGATTTAGATAGTATATGGGAATGGTTAGGTTTTAATCAAAAAGTAAAGGCAAAAGCATTATTAGAAAAAAATTTTATATTAAATATTGACTATAAAAAGTTGCTTAACCAGCAGGTTGAGCAAGATTCTGAAGGAAAAAAACATGGCGGACATAATAAAGAAATATATATGTTAAATATAAGAACATTTAAATTATTATGCATTAAATCAAATACAAAAAAAGCTAAAGATATTCATCAATATTTCATAAAATTAGAAGAAATCCTATATGAAGTTATCGAAGAAGAGAGTAATGAATTAAAATTACAATTAGAAAAACATATTATTCAAATTGAAGAAAAAGAAAAACTATTAGAAAAAACAAAAATCGAAAAATTAAAAGAAGTTGAGAAAGCCATTATTAAACAATTTCCAATAAATACCGAATGTATATATATAGGAACAATTGAAAATAGTAATGAATCAAAAGAAAAATTAATTAAATTTGGACATACAAATGAACTATCAACAAGAGTAACATGTCATCATAAAGATTATAATAATTTTTTTTTAATCGATGCTTTTAGAGTCCAAAATAAAGTTGAAATTGAAAATTTAATTAAAAGTCATAATATTATAAAAAAACAAATACGAACTATTATTGTAAATGACAAAAATAAAACTGAAATTATTGCATATGATGATGTAAATTTTACTATTGAAAAATTAATTAAAATTATTAAAGATATTATTCAAACAAAAATATATAGCATTGAAAATTTTAATAAATTATTAAAAAGAAATGAAGAATTAGAAAATATTCAAAAAAATATTGATGAAAAAACAGAAAATATTCAAAAAAATATTGATGAAAAAATTAAAAATTTAGAAAATGAAATTAATGAACAAAATAAAATAATAAAAGAACAAAATATTGAAATTATTTATTTAAAAGATAAATTAGAAGAAAAACAAAAAATTATTGATAATATTGATAATGAAAATGAATCTGTTTATAAAAATGTATTATTACCAGAAGATGACTTAAATAAAAAATTTGATGAATTTATTAAAGAAATATGTATTGTAAGACCCGATGTTGAAGAAAAATCAGTAAATTTAGAAGGTCGTTACCGTTTATGGAATAAAATTAAACCTACAAAAGAAGTATTTCATTCATTAAAAAATTATTTAGATATCAGATTTAAACCAAAAAAAATTAATGGTATTCATTCTTATAGTGGCATTAAATTAAAAAATGTTGAATATAAAAAAAATGAGAAAGATTCAGATATTCAAAGATTTATTTTTAATTCATGTAATTTTTCAGATACTGCTAAAGTATTAAATTCAACACTACTTAAAGAATATCAAAAATGGAAAATATCATTAGACAAAGAAATCTGTAATGATGATATAAAAGATTTAAAAAATTACTTAAATGAGTGCCAGTATACTCTTAAATCAACTGTTTGGATTGATAATGAAAGTAATCAAGGATATTATGGTATTGAACTTAAAACATCTGAATATAAACCAAAATATAATAATACAACCGGTAAAAAAGTATATAAAATTGAATTAAAATCTAATTTATTGTTATCAACTTATGATTCAATATTAAATGCAAGTTTAAACGAAAATATTTCCAGAGTTTCTATGAGCAGATGTGTAAAAGATAAAAAAGTTTTTAATAATGATTATTATTATACATCTGAATTACCAAATATAATTGAAGAATCTAAAGATGATTATTATATAAATGATGGAATTTCAATAAATATAGAATCATAAAATTATAAGTAAAAATACCTATTTATTTTTCTAAAACATATTTTAGAAAAATACTTAAAAACTAGAATAAATTATTTCATTTTCTCTTTTATTGTCATGTAAAAATACATTTTGTTAAAAATACATTTTGTTAAAAATACATTTTGTTAAAAATACATTTTTAATTTAAAAATACATTTTGTTAAAAATACATTTTTAATTTAAAAATACATTTTTTTGAATTCTTCTAAATCTTGTGAACCCATTGATAAATTACAACTTGGACAAAGAACCTCTAAATTATTAATATTGTTATTACCGCCCATTTTTACACTTACTTTATGTCCTGCATGGAATGTATGGTATGATATATTTCCATTACAAACATAACAATTACCTTGAATATTATCATTAAAAGATTTACTCCATAAAGCATTTCGAACAGTTTGTGGAATATTTTTACGTTTATTTTCACATTCTGTTTTTATAAATAAAAATCCTATAAAAAAACCCTGCTTTTTCATAGAAGTCTCGTAATAATCAATATTTGATATTTTACATTCATCTTTTATCTTTTCATTTAATAATTCCATTTTTGAAATAATATTCATATAATTATGTCCCTTATATGAATTTAATAAATAATGTACTAATTGATCAATATTAATATTTGGAAAACGTGGATTAGCACATTGAGATATATGTTTATGATATTTATTTTTCATATATACTTTTATTCTCTCTAATAAATCAATCTTATCATCTTCTAATATAATTTCATGTAAAATAAATACATTATTTAAATCTTTAAAATAATTTATTAATTCTTCTTTTGAATTACATATTTTCATCATATAAGGAATCTTAAAATTTATATTTGTCTTTTCATAAAATTTTTTATATGCATAAAATCTATGTTGTCCATCACATATATATAATACTTTATTTAATAAAGCAGTATGTATAACATTTATATATGGTATTGTATCATCTCCTATTTCTTTATTATAGTCAATTAATTTTTTATAAAATTCATTAACTCTTTCTTCTATATAGTCTCTGTTACATAATGGTATTTGTGGATTTTTATTTAAAAAATCTCTAAAACACTCATGATAAAAATAAGTATTATTTGATATTCTTGTACATTTAGATTCATTCATATTTAATTTATTAATAAAAATTTATTTTAAGTTATTTAATTTATTAAATATTATATTTTATATACTTTATATATGATTATTATTATAAAATTATTAGATAATAATAAGACTTTATTAGAAGTTGATTCAAATAATACAATATCTTTTATTAAACAAGAAATTGAAAATAAAATGCATATAAGTAAAAATACACAAAGATTAATATTTAGTGGTTATCCATTAAGTGGTGAAATGACATTAAAACAATTAAATATAAAAAATAATTCAATTATACATTTAATATTACAATTAAATTAAAAATTTAAAAAGTTTATTTTTTATAATTTAAAAATTAAATAAATATAATGGCAATAATTTTAAGAAAGTTTAACTATGATTACATTAATAATTCATCATTAATATTTATTATTGGGTTAAAAGAATTTGGTAAAAATATA